GAAGGCATCATCGCCGAAGGCGCTCTGGTCGAAATTGGAGCAGCTTCCGGTGCGGTCACGATCGCGTCCGGCTTCGCTGTTGGAGTTGCTCTCGAAGACGCGGTCGCCGATCAGGTGATCTCGGTTCGACTTGGAGACTACGGCAAGTAGTCGAATTCGGTGACTGAGAGATAGTTCTCGTCATTGGTGTATGGAGGTAACAGGCAATGTCTAATCCGTTGGGGACAGAATTTCTCTCAGTCCCTCTCCGCAACTTCTCTGTCGCACAGATGCAGGACTCTTCCAGCTTTATTGCTCGTCGAATCTTGACTCCCATTCCGGTCGTTCAGCAGAGCGCCGAATACTATGTCATCCCTCAGGACGATTGGCTCCGCAACGAGGTCAAGCCCCTCGGACGTGGATCTGAATCTGCCGGTGGTGGATGGCATCTGTCCGACGATCAGTATAACGCGAAAGTGTACGCGATCCACAAAGACAATGATATGCAGGACTACGCAAATGCGAACGCCGCGCAGATCATGAATCTTGATCAGGATGCCACGGCCTACGTGACTGAGCAGCTTCAGGTCTTTGAAGACCTCAAGTTCCGTGATACCTTCATGCCGGATGCCGGTGGTGTTTGGACGACTGAACTTGAAGGTACGGCTGGAGTTCCAGGCGCTGGCGAGTTCCTTCAGTGGGATGACCCGGACAGCACTCCAATCGATGACGTCAGGACGCAGGTCATTGCGATGGCGGCTCAGAATGGTGGACGCAAGCCAAACACGTTCATCGTCTCTCCGAACCTTTATCACACTCTCACCCGAAACCCCCAGATCGCTGGTCTCTACGAGTTCAGCACCGGAGGAATCGTGAACGATGCGAATCTGGCTGCGGCTCTCGGAGTCGGTCGTATCGAAGTAGCTTGGTCCGTTGTGAACGAGGCTAAGGAAGGTCTTGCTGCCGACGTCGACTTCCTCTTCGGCGACAATGCTCTTCTGGCCTACTTCGCCCCCGGTGGAGGTCCCAAGACCAATACTGCCGGTGGGATGTTCACCTGGACTGCGATGGACGGCGGTTCCGCCATCGGTACTCGGGTGGATCGAATCCCCGCACCACTCATCCACTCAGTTCGCATCGAGGGTATGGCGGCATTCGACATGAAGGTCGTCAACGCGAAGGCTGGCGTTCTCTTCCTGGACTGCACGGGATAATTCCTCGCTAGGCGAGTAGAAGGACACCGCTATGTGGATCACAATTCGCCCCTTCCATTATAGGGGCAGAAACTTCAAGGCGGGGGATCAAGTCCCCGCCGAGAAGTGGCCGGCTCGTCGAATGTTCGTCTCTCGCAAGCGTATCGAATGGGTTGAAGAACCCGAAGGTGCTCCTGCGCAGAAGTCCATCAGCAAGATGAATAGGGCGGAACTCAACGAGTACGCAACTAACATCGGTATCTTAGATGCTGCTGAATATCCGAATCGAGATGCTCTTCTGGAGAAGATCGATGAAGTTGATGAACGGGAGGTCGATGTGGAAACATCCCCAGTTGATGGTCTCGAATCAGAACTCGAGGACGATGAACTCGAACCGGAAACTGTCGAGGAAGAGGATGAATCCGCCGAAGAGGAAGATGACACCGAGGAGATTCCTACGGTTGACGATTCTGATGACGAGGATACTGAAGATCCGAATCTTGAGACGCCTACAGTCGAGTAACGCTTCGGCTTCATAGAGAGGACGGGAATGGTGGCTTACGCAATCGGGCAGATGATAACTGATGTAATCACGCTGCGAGACGAAGCGAACGCTGCCATTCTCAACCTTGAAGAAGATGGCTTCACAACCTTTGAAGCTTATCTAGTATCCAACCCTGCGACCATTGAACTGGTTGCCCTAACTGAAATCAACGACGGCCAATACTCGATCGAGTTCACCCCCACCGAGTTTGGTCCTTGGGCGTTCCATTATGTATATGATGAAACCCCGGTATTTCGTGAGGACACGCGGATCTACGTAGTAGAGACCTCAAGCGAAGTAGTCGTGATTACTTCCGGCGGTACCTGGACCTATAATGGCGATCTTACCGATCCAATTCAAGAGGTCCGATTTACGATCCAGGATACCGACGGGAGCTTTCCCCTCTTCACGGATGGAGAAGTGGGCTATGCTCTTGGATCCACCAATAACATCGTGCGCCGAGCTTCAATCGTCTTAGTCGAAAAACTTTTAGTTCGTTATGCGAACATGGCTGATACCACTGAGCTGGATTTGTCCGTTCGCGCTTCTCAACTATTCGCTAATGCCAAGCAACTTCTTGATGTTCTTAGAAATCCATTCGATAGTTCGGTCACACCCTATGCTGGAGGAATCTCATATGCAGACATCCAGGGTAGGGAGGCAAACACTGATCGAGTTGTCGGTATCTTTGATCGAAACAAAGTTCCCAGGGATTGGGGTGGAATAGTCTAATGCCTACTTCCATGCTTGGTGGACACGCGATCCAGACAATTCGTAAGCTCCAGAAGGACTTGTTCCAAACTGGACTCTCCATGGCGAACCCTTCCATATCCATCGTATTCTCACGGTACAACGTACTGACTGAAGTCTTTGAACCGCTTCCAGCAAAAGAAGTTCTGGTCCGTTGGCGGCATGACAAGAAACTCATCCGCGTTTACGGATCCATGACTACTCCAATGGGGTCTTCTCCGACTGCGCTGGATGGGATGTTCATGGCTTTCGATCCCTTCGATGTAAACACTGGGGACCGATTCGAACTCTTGGGTCTCAGTGGTCGAGTAAATCAGGTATGGCCTTCCCGTAACGGAAAGAGGCGTGCCAGCTTTACAATCGAAGGAGACACCAGACCGGTATGAGAACTGGTATTGAAATTGAACGTCTCCCCGGTCTCCTAAAACGATTCCGAACCATCGACTTTGTTGCTCGTCCAGCACGTACTTTCTTGCGTGATTGGGCCGACGAATCTGTAAAGGAGATACGAAAGAACGCCCCCACTTTCTCCGGCGAGATGGTAGATTCCTTTCAGATTGAAATCGGCCCGGGAGCCTTCCCCAAGTATGCGAGTGTGTTCAGTGATAATCCAAAAACCCGATGGCGTGAGTATGGCACAGGAGCCCTTTCCGAAGATCCTCTCTCCGCTCATCAAGCCTACTTCCCTCCACCCGAAAACCTTCGAGAGTGGTCCTCTGCCAAGGGACTTGATCCTTATTCAGTTGCGGTTGGAATTTTCCGAGCAGGAGGAACTCCGCCAACTCACTTTGTAAGCAATGCGATGGAGAATCTGAATTCCCGACTGGGTCCTCGACTGAATCGGTTTGGTATGATGATAGAGACTGAGGCGGCACGATGAGTCTCGCTGAAGTACGCATCGCCATGATGGAATCCCTCGCCACTCTTTCAGGGGTGGATGTTCCTCAAGACCCACTTCCTCGAGAGATCGAGGATAAAACTATTGTGGTCTTCCCTCGTATTGAGGAATCCTCCGTAATCGCGAAGGGCGTAGGACGAGGACTGTCCCTACAAACTCCGGGAGCAATGCAAGTAGAGTATCATAGAAGAGTTCCATACGAGCACCTCGGATCTACGTTTGGTGACGTCTCTACTATGATTGGGACCATTAGTGACCTAGTTTGGAAGGAGCAGGCTGGAGGGAAATTCGATGGAACCGTACTTGCTATTCGAAGCGTCGCCCTAGAACACTTCGGGGCGCTTGGATGGAATGAGTGGACATTCGGTGCTCGTCTTGTGGTATCGTTTACGTATCTGACAACTATTACCGTTCCTTAGAAAGGGAGATCAATGGCCGTTCCTACAGCAGTCACTATTCCCAGCCGAAATGCTTCAGCAAGTGTTGCCGTCGCATTCGCAGCTGCTCCTACTTCTCCAACGACCATCACATGGCTCCCTGGAGATATTCTTATCGCCTACAACTCTTCGGTCGATACTGGGTACACTGTCACAATCACCAGTAATCCGAAGAGCCGTCGGTCCAGTACCGTTATCACTGATGAGGCAATCGCCTTCGGAATCTACCGCATCTTCCCCCGGTTCCCGCCGCAGGATGATGATACCCTTACCATCCAAGCGAGTAATGCGGCGGTCATGTTCGCCCGTATCTCCACCATGACTCAACCGGCCTAATTAGTTCAGCTTCACGGGAAGTTGATTTGTAGAACAGGAGAATTCAGAAATGTCTGACTACACAGCCGTTCTTGGTCTTGAGACTGAGATTCGGGTTTACAACGGATCGACGTACGACAACATCCCGTGGGCCTCGAACATCGCGCTTCCTGGAATCACGGTGGACATGGTGGATTCCACCACGAACTCTAGCCCGAACGGCTTCCGCGAGAAGATCCCCGGTCTGAAGGACCTCGGCGACATTACCTTTACGATCAACTTCCACGACGATGAGGAGACTCATCAGGCGCTTTGGGATATGCAGCAAGCCAGTGAACTCGGATTGTGGCAGATTGCTTTCCCTCAGTTTGCAACCAACAATCTCTACGAGTTCGACGCTTATGTGACCGGTCTCCCGATTGACTCTCCGCTTGACGGACTTGTCGTCCAGAACATCACTCTGACTGGTACCGGCAACATTGAGAAGTCGACCGAGTAATCCGGCTGTTCGCTGTCTCGCCGCATGCTCGCCCGTGAGCGAGCGGCGAACGGCACCGGCCTTCCCTTAGGACCCTAATGCTGGTCACGTGATCAGTGGGTAGTAGATAGAAAGTCTGGGCGAGCGCAGATGGTAGACACAGATCAGGAGCAGTACACAGA